GATCAGGGGTATCAACAGTAAAATCAGGGGTGGAGAAGTTCAACACACAGGCGTTGTACCGTTCCTCAAAAAGTTTGAAGCAACTGTCAGATGTTGCACTCAAAATGGCATTAGAGGTGGATCAGCGACTGTCCACTTCCCAATCTGGCACCAAGAAATAAGGGACATATTAGTACTAAAGAACAATAAAGGAACGGAGGACAATCGTGTCAGAAAACTTGACTACTCAATCCAAATCTCAAAACTCTTTTACGAAAGGTTTATCCAAGATGAGGAAATCTCGCTTTTTTCTCCCCATAGTGTTCCTGACTTGTTTGAGAGTTTTGGCACCCCTGACTTTGATGAGCTATATTGCAGTTACGAAAATGATAAATCAATCCCCAGAACCACAATCGGAGCTCAGGAATTGATAATGGATCTCCTAAAGGAGAGATCAGAGACAGGTCGTATCTATATCATGAATATTGACCACTGTAATGAACATTCATCCTTCAAAGACAAGGTAAGCATGAGTAATCTATGTCAAGAGATCACTCTACCTACAGAACCAATTCAACATATCGACGCTATAGACGGTGAGATTGCACTCTGTATCCTATCTGCTATCAACGTAGGTAAGTTAAAGAACCTTGATGAGTTAGAGGAACTCTGTGATCTGTCTGTGAGGTCTCTAGAGGAGTTGATTGACTATCAAGATTATCCTGTCAAAGCCGCTGAATTAGCCACATTGGGTCGTAGATCGCTTGGAGTGGGGTTCATTGGTCTGGCACATTATCTTGCTAAGAATGGGTTTAATTATGACTCACAAGACGCCTGGGATGCAGTACATAGACTTACTGAAAGTTTCCAGTATCATCTACTCAAAGCTTCTAATCAGATTGCAAAAGAGAAAGGCGCTTGTGTAGATTTCGGAAGCACAAAATACGCTGATGGAATTCTTCCAATTGATACATATAAGAGCGACGTAGACGAAATCAGTAAGGAAGATTTGAAGTATGATTGGGAATCTCTTAGAGCATCTATCTTGGAACACGGCCTTAGACACTCAACACTGTCAGCACAGATGCCATCGGAGAGTAGTTCCGTTGTGTCTAATGCAACAAACGGAATCGAACCACCAAGAGATTATCTGTCCATTAAGAAGTCAAAGAAAGGGCCTCTTAAACAAGTGGTTCCGTCTTATGGAACGTTGAAAAATAATTACACTCTTCTTTGGGATATGGAGAGTAATGCTGGGTATATCAAAGTAGTTGCAGTAATGCAGAAGTTCTTTGATCAGGCCATCAGTGGAAACTGGAGTTATAATCCTAAAAATTATCCAGACAACGAAGTGCCAGTTACTGTGATGGCACAGGATCTTTTAACCACATACAAATATGGTTGGAAGACATCTTATTACCAGAACACATATGATATGAAGAGTGATGAACCTGATGATGTAGAAGAAGTGAAACCACAATTAGAAAAACTACTAACAGAACTATCAGAGGAAGAAGCTTGTGACTCTTGCACCATCTAAACCTGACGGTATGACCGTCTTTAATTCAGAAGAAGTAGATACTAAGAAACAACCAATGTTTTTTGGACAACCTCTTGGTGTTCAAAGATATGATTCATTCAAGTATCCAGTATTTGATAGACTTACTACTCAAATGCTAGGGTATTTCTGGAGACCAGAGGAAGTATCTTTACAGAAAGATAGATCTGATTATCAATCTCTACGCCCAGAACAAAAACATATCTTTACATCTAATCTAAAATACCAAATTCTTTTAGATTCTGTACAAGGTCGTGGGCCAGGCATGGCTTTTGCACCATACACTGCATTACCAGAACTAGAATCTGCCATGAATGTATGGCAGTTCATGGAGATGATACACTCAAAATCATATACATACATTATCAAGAATGTGTATTCAGACCCATCCGAAGTATTAGATACCATTCTCAATGATGAAAGAATTTTAGACCGAGCAAAGTCAGTAACTCGGGCATACGATGAATTTATAAATGAGGCCCAGCAATGGGGTCAAAGTAACCTGTGGAAAGATGGATGGGAAAACACACAAGCAAAAGACAACTCACTAAATGAACTCAAAAGAAAACTTTACAGAGCGGTTGCAAATGTTAACATACTTGAAGGAATTAGGTTCTATGTCTCCTTCGCTTGCTCGTTTGCATTTGGAGAGCTTAAACTTATGGAGGGATCAGCAAAAATTATATCCCTCATCAGTAGGGATGAAAACCAGCATCTAGTTCTCACACAAAATATAATGAAAAACTGGATGAACGGTGATGATCCAGAGATGCAACAGATAGCTGAAGAAGAAAAAGATAATGTTATCTCCATGTTTAAGAACGCAGTGAAAGAAGAGAAAGAATGGGCTGAATACCTATTCAAAGATGGTAGTATGATAGGTCTTAATGACAAATTATTAGGACAATATGTAGAGTGGATTGCTAATAAGAGAATGAAAGCTCTTGGAATTGATCCTATTTACGATCAACCACTAAGAAACAATCCCTTACCTTGGACACAACACTGGATTTCATCAAAAGGACTACAGGTTGCACCACAGGAAACAGAGGTAGAATCTTATGTTGTTGGTGGTATCAAGCAAGACATGAAGAAAAATTCATTCAGCGGATTTAAACTATAGTCTAAATACTTTATAAAGTAGTAGTCCTGTAGAGAATGGCTAAACAATCGATTGGCGTTGGTTCCGCCAGTAATGATGGAACAGGAGATACCCTGAGACAGGGTGCCTTCAAAGTCAATGAAAACTTTAATGAAATATACTCAATTTTTGGTGACTCTAACAACCTTGTTAGTTTTGCCAAAACTTCTGGTATCAGTAGCGATTCTAACAAACTTGGAGGACAACCAGCATCATTTTACACAGATTTAACTAACCAGACATCAGGTAGTTTGAACAACGGTCAATTACCCAGCACTATTTCTGGTAAAACTTTTATTGGAAATCTAACAGGTAATGTTGTTGGTGTAGTTACAGGTAGTCTTGTTGGTACAGCATCATCATCTGTTCGTTCCTCTCTTGCATACGGACTAACTGCAACTCCTAGTATTACTGTAAATGAAATAACTGCTACTAGTCTTACTGGTAACGTCATAGGTGACATCACAGGAACGGCTGGATATGCTCACACTGCTGGATTAGGAACTTATGCCTTCAAGGCTGGTCTATCTACAGATTCTGAGAGAGCAGTATACGCCCAACTTGCTGGTGTATCGACTATATCTGGGTATGCAACTACTGCTGGTATCGCCACTCTTGCAGTCAATGCTCAAGGACTAACTGGATCACCTAATATTGTTGTCGGTCTTGCTACTGGAACTTTTGATGGTGATGGATCTAGACTTACAGGAGTTGTCGCTGCATCAAGTGGTATTCTTATCAAAGATAATGATAGTAGTATTGGTATTGCTGCTACAGTAAACTTTGGATATGGTGCAACAGTATCACCTTTATCTGCTGGTATTGTTACTGTAACTTCTGTCACCCAATACAATCAATTAGAAATTGCTGGTGTCTCAACTTTTACTGGAGATATCAAAGCGAATGGAAATATTACAGGTGATGGTAACACAGTTATAACTGGTGTGTCATCTGCTTACATCACTGATGTTCATGGAGGATTGATTGGAAATGTAATCACCGCAGCACAACCAAATATCACATCACTAGGCACTCTAACATCATTAAATGTAACTGGTGATGTATCAATCGGTGGTACATTAACATACGAAGACGTAACTAATATTGATTCTGTTGGATTAATTACAGCAAGAACAGGTATCAAAGTTTTAGCTGGTGGTATTGATGCTACTGGTGTTGTAACTGCGACATCATTTAGTGGGCCTTTGACTGGAAATGCAGACACTGCCACTTCAGCAGGGACTGCCACCACTTCCTCAAATGCAAATAACATTGCAGTCGTTGACGAATCTACAGATCTCACATGTAGTGTATTGTATACTAATGCGGCCTCAGGTTATCAGGCTGCCAAAACAGGAAGTAACTTAACTTTTGATTCTGTAACAGGAACTCTAAAACCAACTAACATTAACGCAACTGGTATCATAACTGCTAGTTCATTTAGTGGTAATGCTACGAGTGCCACTCAAGCTACCAGTGCAAATGTGGCATCTGCTGTTCTCTTAAGTGATGAATCCTCAGACACTACTTGTTATCCCACATTTGCTAACTCAGGAATAGGTACACAGTCATTGAAGACTGGATCTAATTTATATTTCAACTCTAATACAGGTCAGTTATACGCTACACAATTCAGTGGTTCTGGAGCGGGTCTTTCTAATATACCAGTTAGTGCCATCACTGGTGGTATTGATGCTAGACCAAACTTCCAGGCAGCAGAATATACTACAAGAACTAGTTTTAGTTTGAACAATTCAAGTTTCACAGCAGTTCCTGGCTTGGGTTGTGTTATTACTCCCACTAATTCAAACAGTAAGTTTCTTATAAATGTATTCATCTTGGGAGAGTCGCTGAATGGTAGAGATAATATGATATGGGGTATTAGAAGAGCCATATCTGGTGGTGCTACAACTGATATAAACTATCCTGGCGATAGTAATAGACAAGGAACTATGGTACAATGGCCTGGCACCTCTCAAAACTTTGAGATGCATCCATTTGATTACTGGTATGTGGATACTCCTGGCACGACAAGTGCAATAACATATACTCCAATAATTAGAGGAACGTATAGTGTTGATTTTTTCATAAACAGAGATCGTGGATATTATAACTATGCAAGTTATAGGGCATCTGGTAGTAGATGTACAGTAATGGAGGTACAACCCTAATGAATTACAATCACGAAGCAATCCGTGCAGCATATCCAGATAAAAATTTATTAATCTGTGATGATGTTGGTATATTTGATAGAGATATCAGTGATACTACACCGTTTGAAGTTGATCAAGCGTTAGTAGATGCAGCTGCAGTCACAACGGATAAAGAAAAACAGAATGCTTACCATAAGTACATGCGTGAAAAAGAGTTCCGTGAGTTTGCAGACCCAATGTATTTCAAAGTGCAAAGAGGTGAAGTAACACAGGCAGACTATGACTCAAAGGTTGCAGAAATAAGAGCAAAGTATCCGTATATATAATAGGATAATAAAATTTTACTATGGCAGACACAAAGACTCCTCCTAAAGAGGATAAGCCAAAAGGTCTAATTGGTAAATTAAAAGAAGCTGCGGAAGACAAAGAAGAGCAGATGATGATCCTGAGTACATTTGTACGGCTAGGTATCTTGGTCTGGAGTGGTGCGATATTAACTCTCGCATACGTTGAATTGCCACCAGCTCTTAAAATACCAAAACAAGATCTTGATCCAACTTTCATAGCATCTGTCTTTACTGGCGTGCTAGCAACTTTCGGCGTTCAAGCTGGAAAGAGTAAGAGTAATGGTGGATCTAGTGGTGGTGCAAACATATCTAAAAAAGATATGGAGATCCTTATTGAGAAGGCATCTCAGACTGCCCCTGCACAGGTAGTTCGTATAGAACAGGCTCCTGTAAAAATTGTCCCTGATCAAAAATAATCATGTTACAAAAAATCGTAAATGGAATCGCTATTGCTAGTGGTGTTATATCTCTCACCGTCGTTGGTACTGTTGGGTATGTATTCATACGCAAGGATGCGATTATCGAAAACGTCAAAGGCAAGATAATGGAATCTGTGATGCCAGGCGGAATGAGTGGAATACTTGGTGAAGGAGCTGGCACTGGAGCACTTGAAGGTTTAACTGGAGGTGGTCTAGGTTTACCATCACCTTCTGACCCAACACCTACACCACCAACTTCAGTAGGATTACCTCCATTAGGTTAATGCTTAAGGTATGTAATGAGTGTGGTGCTACTTGGATTGATGGTCAATTATATTGGCGTGAATCAGGAAAAGAAGCCTGCCCTCATGACTTAGCAGGGTTGGTTTGTAACGTGATTGAAGATCCCGATTGCATTAACCCCTGTCTAGGTTCTACCAGTGGTGCAACATGGCAACACTATCAGAACGAACTTGAAAGATACAAGGATGATGAATGATGGACTTACAAAAAATTCTTAGTTATGGAAGTGCTGCTGCAGTTGTAGGAACTGGTGCAGTAGTAGGTGGTGGTGCAGTGGTTGATAATCTCACAGATGGGCCTGCAAAGAGACAAGAAATACAACTACAACAAATAAAAGAATTAGTTGCAGAAGAAGTATATACTCAATTAAAAGACGCATGGCCACAGACATCTGGCCCCGTAAAGGGTTTGAGGTTGCCCGATGCCGCCAAATAATATACCACAGATATATGTTAACAGTACTGGTGGACTGAGATATCTTAGTCCGATAGAAACTGGCACGGTGACTATTGCAAATATAAACACACCTTGGATGAGAACTCCTCCACAGGCAATTCCTTGGACACCTCCTGTCACAGTAAACATAGGAGTTCCTGTTGTAGAGATGCCAGGATGTGTCAAGATACATAAAGAAAATGCAAAGAATCCAAGTAATAAAAGTAGTACCCTCGTAAATGATGACCCTAATCAGAATGTTGTTTTGTGTGATGGTGGTATGCCATACTATGAACCACCCGATTATCGTGCTGACGAGCTTACTTGGCAGACTGTTTATGGGGAACCAGAAGAACAGGTTAGTGGTGTAGACACAGGTGAACCTTTAGGCCCTCCTGAGGCAGACGTTGAACCACCTAAAACTCCAAATGAAGAGAAAGAAGTTCCTTGCCCAGGCCCTGCAAACCTAAGAGTTGGTGACATAACTCAGGCTGGTGATGAGAGAGTAGTTGGTCATCAGTTGATACCTGATCCGAACAACCCTAAAGTAAATATTTGTGAGACATTATATGAACCTACCACTGCTGTTGAAAAATTTCTGCCTTCTGTAAATCAGACCACCACTACAGTTGCAATCGCAGTTGTGGCTACGGCTGGTGCAGCTGCAACACCGTTATTACTTAGAGTATTCAAACCTATAATTACAAAAATTTATAAAACAATACAACAAAAACTCGGTAAAAAAGCGGCAAGACTATCTCGTAACGACATCATAGCGAATGAGTATCGTGCAAAGAGAGGCTTACCTCCTATTAAAGTTAAGGGATCGAAATAGTTTTTAAACTAGAAGCATCCCCATTAGGTTTTGGATTGTTTCTATTACTTGGTGGTACGAATGTTGGTTGAGGAGTTGTGTGTTCGTGAGGAAGTAACTTACCGCCTGGGTTTGTAACCACTATGTCGGCACATATAGAGTAGTAAGGTGACTTGGGATGGAACATGATGCCAGCCTTCATCAGTTCACCACAGTTTTTAAGACGAGCCAATTCAAAGTCTAATCTTTTGTTTGCCACAAGTTGTGTTTGCATGGCATTCTGTGCATCTGCTGCCTCCATACACTGTTTCTGTAGTTTCTTATTCAATGGTATAGAGATAGTAGCAGACAAACCTAAGTTCAAACTTTGATTGGCATGATAGTCAGTCCGAACAGGTTTGTTCCATATGACACTGCCTGGATTATCTGGTTTACCATCAGGGCCATCTACATCTACAACTATATCCATATCTTCACCGTCTGGGAACCACCTAGTTCCATCTGCCTTAGTCCTTGTGTCATACCATGACTCCCAAGGATAGTTCTTTACTGTAATAGTTTGTTGTGTAACACGACCAGTGAAGTCGGTCATATCATATTGTGGTTCGTTATAGAAATCTATCCAAGGATCTTTCCTTGAATCTGCAAATTGTAAGTACGGTGTTATGTTCATGGTAGCACCTTGACATTGCACACCATTACCATAAGTATTGGTTATATATGGGCCCTGTAGCACCTGTATAGCTTGATTCGTAACCGAGCCAGAACTATTTGCTATTGGATTGGCTGTTGCACTCACACCCCCTACATTCTCCGCCAGTGTGGCAGGGGCAAGTACAATCTGTGTTAGACATAAAGCTATTGGGTAAAGGTTGAAGTTGTGTCGGTGACGCTTTGGATAGTAGTGACCCTCTGTATTATGGTCTGGTTGGTCATGCCTGGCCCTTGATAGCTCTGAGTGAATTGGAAGGCCCCGCCTGGATTTGTTATCGTGAAGTTTGTTGGGCTTGAAAAGTCTAAAGAGTCGAACGAACTTGTTACCGTTCCTGTTACCATTACTCCTCCTGTGGAGCTGTTGGAACTGCTTGGTGTCACGTTCACTGTTGATGTACTTACTGGTGGGTTCAAAGCCTCTCCATTGTTGGAAACGTTTGTGCCCGTCACGGAATACTCCCATCCTGTCCTCATATCAATTGAATTTATCGTCTCCGTCACGGTGGATTGAGTTTCCGTTCTGGAGGTCATCGAGCCTTGTTGGAAATTTGGCACCACTGGCACTGCCATCACTGGACTAGCCAGCGAAAACAGTGCTACTGTAGCGACAAGTTTCTTCATTATTATATATCACGCTAATTCACGCTTATTTCTGACACAAATTGGCCAGTGGCTGAGGTGCCAGCGCCGCCAGCTGTTAGTGTCATAACTCCCGCTGAAGTAATTGTACCAGCAAGACTTCCTGCCACACCACCACTTTGAGTAGTTACACTACCAAATGCAGGCATGTCAGCAACAATACCAGTAGATACGTCAACACCAGTTCCGATTGGAGCAACAGCGTCGCCCATAGTAAATGACTCAGTAAGGCTGAAGGCTGAGCCTGCTGTGGTAACTGAGTATGCACCTTGAGTTTGTGTTGCAGCGGCGGTTGCTGCGTTGTCACCAGTTGCCTTGGTGAGTCCACCCATAGTACCAGCGGTGATATTGTTACCACTTACACTGTAGGTTGAACCAATTCTTGTAGCCTGAGTCGCTGCCCCGTCCACGCTGAGTTGTGTACTCGTAGTCAATCTGTGAATCAAGTCGGCTCTAGCTGACATGGGAGCCGCCATCAAAAGCATAATTATAGGTAAGAATCTTTTCATGTGATTTCCCACTATTTTTCTAGCCGTATTTATACTTACTTAGTTTTGAGAAAATGTTAGTGTAAATCTGTTTAAGTCTATGACCACCTTGGTTAATCTCTGTCCATTTGACTCACTATGGCCTGCTGATGATACCACTACTCCAGGCGCTACTTTAAAGTTTGTAAAAGAAGTCGCATATCCAGTGTTTATGAATCCATAGCCAGGTACATTTGGTGTATCTCTCTCTAATGTCATAGTTCCACCTTCATATCCACTAGCATTTATGACCACTGGTTGTGCTCCTACCTCAGCATACCATGTTCCTCTTAAATCTAATTCAATCTGATTATCTGGGATACCGCCAGGTAAAGTTTTGATTGCATCTACATCAATGTATATGCCTTCATACCCCTCAGTATCTTCTGAATTATCTCCACCCCATTTCATGTAGGTGATAGATCCACCACCATCTACAATCTGTGCTAATCTATTTGTTCCTACTACTTGTCCTGATAAGGCAGTGGGTCTTAGGAATTCGGCTCTAACATCAAAGTCTTTTCCATCAGTCCAGTTCCAATAAAACTGTATATAATTACAGGCTTCTATCGCAAAGTCAAAAGCAGACCCTCTTGATTTTCCAATTCCAAATGCTAATGGCATGATATTAACTAGGGATAATGAGACTTCCTTTCATACTGGCGTGTGATGGCACAGTGCATTGATATTCATAACTGCCTGGTGCATCATGTGGAATTGTAAATATCTGTACTCCGTTCTGTGCTCCGCTGACATATGTTCCTACACCTGTAGTTGTTCCTGTAAATTGAATACGGAATGGATGGGAACCACCAGTAGAGTTCTCAAACATATATGTGAAACCTCTCATTAAGTAAAGAGTAGGATTTCCTACAGTATTTCTTTGTCCAGGCCCTGCAAAACTGTATGAAGAAGAACCGTTTGCAGTGATATAATATCTGGTACAGAATCCTCTACCAGTTCCATTTGCGGTAATAAGATCAGTAACAAAACTACCAGCAGTTACAATACCTACAACATCTACGGTATCAAAAGTGCTGTTTGCTGCAGCACCTCCAGTTTGATCAGCAACCCAATCATAGTCGCTTCCATTCCAACTTAGAATTTCTCCAGTGGAAGCAGTACCAGTATTGAGGTGTGTGTCAACATCAGAGTTACCATAACTACCTCCGCCTGGAAGGTTAGTTAATCCAGCGCCATCACCTACAAATGCTGTTGCAGTAACAACTCCTGTGACTGTGGTGTTAGTCTGGATTGCAACTTGACCAGCCTTTAAATTCAGATCGCCATTACTCTCTATAGTTGGGTCGCCAGTTGCTCCAACTATATTAAGATCCTTTACACCAAACGATTTTTCTGCCATTGCGCTAGTCTTTTTTAGTATTTATTAAGAGAACTTTATCTCAACTCCACCACTAATCTTAAGATTGCGTGAGTTTACGATTTTGATCTCAGGTTTTTTAGGTTCAGAAGGTGAACCAGTAGGAGCATCCCATATTACAACAGGGCCTTGACCGTATGCCATATGAGAATACATATCTATCCAAGCATTTTCTTCAGCAGTGAAGGTTGTTATATCATCACCGTAGTAAAATCTGTCAGGATCTTGAGCACCACAGTTATTCTTTAACCAACTTTTGACATCTCTCCAAGTCCAACCTCTATTATATTGTAGTTTGGTGGTAATCCACCCAGCACATGTAGGACATGCAGAACTAGTGCCACTAAAGTCAACATCATAAGGGACAAGTCCTAGTCCAGTATAGTCTTCTGGATGAGGATATGTTAGGTTTGAATCTCTACCATCAGCTGTGAGTGTATCATCAGCAGCACCATAACAATCAATACCTGTTCCCATATCACTATAGGTGACTTTCTTTTCTTTGTAGTCTGTGCTGTTACCACCTAGTCCATTACTCACATATTGGTCATCTAATGCACCAATATTAATGCAAGCATACTCAGTTCCAGCAGTTGATAATCCAGATGTGGTTTTACCTAATGACTGTGGCCACCCTCTTCTGTTGATAGTATTGTAACACTGTAAACCAAATTCAAAATGAGTTGCAGATTGTAATGAAACACTATCACCTTGGGAAGTTGTAGACCAATAGTTATTAAAATCAAGATCGCCAGGACTTGTTTGAGTCTGATTACTATTACCAGCTGCAGCAATGAATATGACTCCCGCTTCAGCTAACTCATCACCAGCAGCGGTGACGGAACTGTCTATCATCTCACCTTTACATCTACTACCATCACCATATGCACCTAGTAGATCAAAGAAAGCTGGTTCACTACCACTGCCATATGACACACCAGTTACAGTTCCGTCTATTGCAGATGGTCTATACCAATAATATCCACCACTATGAATACTACTAGACCTATATCCCCAACTATTACTTGACGTTGTGGGATTTTTGTCGTCATTTTGTTTCCCAGTTATTGCAGAATGTCTATCCCAGTTAGGTTTATACAAGTGAAATAGTTTTTGTACATCGAACTGACTACCATTGATTCCAGCGTTAGATCCACCGATGCCATTGATTACCCATTTGTTACAGTTGTATGCAGAACCATAGTTCTTACCAAATACCTGACCAGCACATTGAGTTCCGTGATCAGAATTATTTTGTGGTTTTGCAGTATTAGTGCCATTGCAATTAGCTCTTGTATATGAACCACTGATACCACTTGTAGTTCCTATAGTAGAGAATCCTACTGATCTCTGACTTGAATCAGACCACCATGCTCTTGCAACAGATTCTACTGGAACTGTTGTACCATCCCAACGTTGAATTAATCTATTGCCTGGATCTGCATTGAACCAGTCTGGATCAATATAGTATGGCCCATCAAGAACTACATCTAGAACACCACATGTGCCTGGTGTTGTAGATATACCACTCCATGTCAATGCGTTTCCTGTTGACCATCCTACAGGATCATCGGCAGTTGTTACAAATTCTGGGTGTGCAATCCAGAAACCATCATCAGATACGATTGCATCTACGCCAGTTCCGTCACCTAATTGTTTTGGTTCAGTTTCTATTATTAAATGATCATTTCCAGTCACTCCAGTTGCTGTTGCATCCCAAGGGTTTTCTTTTTGTGTGTGTCTTAGTATCTGATATCCAGTTCTATTCTTATCTGATGCACCTATACCAGCCTGAGATGTAGGAGGTCTAGATGGTGCAGTATTCCATGCTCTGTAGTTGGATACTGTCTTATTAAATCTACCAAACTTCCTTACACCAGCAATAATATCTTTTGGATCTGGAGAATAGTTGCCTGGATATGCGTCATAGTCAATACAAACCCACTGTACTTTCTCGTGTTTTCTAAGATCTTCTGCCTCTGCATCAGTCAACATGTAGGTTGCTCTGGTATCACTATGTTCCTTCTTGTCAGGACATACTATAGATGGGTCTGGAATATTATCTTCCAGTGAACCATCTTTCTCTAGTTCTTCGTGAATGAATACCCAATCATCTTTGGTATAACACTTGATAGAGTACGCTTTCTTATCATCAGCTCCAGTCGGCTTGGTAGCCAGTCCTGTCCTATCAAGAGTGTTCGTACTAGTATGAATCATATGCCTTGAATCAGAGTCTTGACGTATCTATATGTGGATAATCCAGAGATCCCTGCCTCTGGTGTGAACTTAACTAAAACGTTACCACCACTTATTGTTGCAGCAATGGATACCTGTTGTAGTTGTTCTGGGGAGAACATGATGCCATATTCTTGGGAGAACGCTGTAGTTCCATCATGCATGACGAGAACTTTCTGTGATTGTCTATATGTTCCTAGACCAATCATAAACGTGTACTCAGCACCAGAGTAACTAGCAGCAGAGAATGAATCAATTTGTGTTTCTACACCAGCAGATGCAGTGTATGTTCCGAATCCAGTGGTCGATACACCACCACCTCCACCACCACTTACGGCAGTGATAGTAATAGTTGCATCCTGACCAGTTGCAGTTGCAGTGACTCCAGTTCCAACAAAGTTGATGGATGTGATACTGGTTGCAGTTCCAACGTTAGTTCCTTCTTCCTTGATAGTGATACCATTGATACCACCACCGCCACCACCTGTAGGTGCGGCTGGTGCCCACTGTGATCCACTCCATGTCAATACATCACTTGTACTTGGAGATGCACTAGAAACATTAGATAAGTTACCTAAGTTTTGACCACCTATTCCTGTTAGATATCCAGCACTCGCATGATTGCCCCATGCGTATGCAGTCTCATATTGTGTGATATCAAGTGCAGTTATGTTTGCTGCAGGGCCTGTAAATGGTACTGCTCCTGCCAAGTTGACAGTTGCAACTCCACCACTATGACTTACTGTACATGCAGCACCAATAAAGTTAACTGTCTGTGCAGTACCAACGGTAGATCCTTCCTCTTGGTATACCATACCAGAGATACCACCGCCTCCGCCACCACCTGATGCGGTGACTGTTACAACACCAGCAGATGCAGCAGATACGGATAGATTTGTACCAAAGTTAATAGTACCAATGGTTCCTACAAGTGTGCCGTCGTCTCTGATTATGATACCAGTACCAGAAGCAGTAACACCAGTTATTCCAGAACCATCACCAATAAAACTAGTTGCAGTTACTACACCAACCGTGATGTTTGGTGATCCAGTTAAACCTCTTGCTAGAGTTGCGATTCCAGCTGTGGTTGCATACCCAGATCCAGTTCCTGTTAAATTAGATCCATCACCATAAAATGTAGTTGCAGTCACAACACCAACTCTATAGTTCTCAGTTCCTGTTCCTACAGTCCTGTCAGTATTTTTATTAACAAGTTCCATCCAACCTTCATTGTTGATGGATAAAGTATTTCCTTGTCCTGTATGGTAATGACACCAGTAGTATAGTGTGTTAGGTGCAGCTGCTACTGGAGTCCACTCTATTCTACGAGTGGTAGCACTACTAAATCCACTAACATATCCAGCCATGGTGACTTGAACACCATCTAACTTATAGGTGACACCCATCATATAATGATCACCACCAGCCAATTCTCCATCTAGAGTTGTACTGAACATCAATGGATGTTCTTGACTGTTGTAGTTTACGTTACTTGCATCATCTTGGTTTAAGATGTAAGTAGCACCTCTTGATATGGGGAAATTGCCAGGTCTTTCTACACCATTGAAGTAGAATACACCTGTTGCTTGACCTCCCACAGTATCGGTGCTGACTGTAACATTGATTGTGGTTCCTATATTATGAGCAAAATATCCCTTGTTAAATTCATGAACATGAGCAAACTGACCATGATTGATTCCAGCAGCTGGTAGATCACTGTAATTAGTCCATAAGTGTGGTAGAATATTACCTGTTGCAGTTCCGTCTAAACGACCAGCAAGTCTGTAATTACCTACAACCTTGAGTTTATAACCCTCATTGTTAGTAGTACCGATACCAACATTGGTTAATGTGTGAATACCAGTGGAGTTTGATCTCCAAATACTATCTGTTGATGGTAGGTTAGTAAGAGTAGAACCATCACCAGAGAATCTAGAAGCAGTTATGACACCAACAGTTTGATAGTTACCGTATAAGTCTTGGTGAAGTATCTGTCTCCAACCGTTGTAACCACCCATTGTGGTTCCGCTAGAAACATATGCACTCTTTGTATTATTTGCATAAGCAAACATACCTCTCCAACTCGTAGCAGTAGGTAAGTCACCTGTTGCGTCAAAATCAAAACGCATCTTACTACCTTGGCCTGGGAAGGTTACAATTCCAGTACCGTTGACATTATCAACAACTATTGATGGAGTTCCTGTTAAATTCTGTGCGACTGAGGCGATGCCTGCTGTATGTGCATACCCTGCCATGGTTGAGAACCCTGCATTGGCAACGTATGATGCAATACCAGCTACCTTCGCATACTCAGCTACTCCTGAGTTGGTTGCAACTCCAGATGCCGATGCGTATGTTACAATACCAGCGACTGTGGCGAAGTTTGCACTGATGGCCAAGGTTGCCGTGTCAGCGAACCCAGCTGTTCCTGATGTGGTAGATACTCCAGCAACGTTTGCATACCCAGATGCAGTAGAGAATCCAGAGGTAAATGCAAATCCTACTGTGTCAGCAGCACCAATTGTGACGTTACCACCAAATGCTTGTGTAACATCTAAGTTTCTATCGAAGTTAAGACTTTGTGCAACACCAACTAGAACACCACTATCCTTAATGACAACACCAGAACCTGTTGCAGTCACACCAGTTAGACCAGAACCATCTCCAACGAATGTTCCAGTTGTAATACCTGTTAACTGTGCGTTACCAGACACATATAGAGCTGCGGTAGGTAAAGTTGTTCCAATACCTACGTTCTTACTTGTGTATATCCCTGTGTTCCCTGCCTTCGTCCAAGTACCAGCACTCCCTGCATTGGCACTTAGGTTTGTTCCGTCACCAAAAGTAGTATATATCTCCGTAAAGTTTTGGTTTACTTTGGTTGCACCCAAGGCAAGGGAATCTCCCAGACCATCATTCGGTGTGAATCCAGTAAATATTCCCTGACGAGCCATTTAGCTAAAAATTATAGAGTCCCTGTCTTCTATTTATTGATATAATAAATACGTTATGATAGGTATACTGTATCCTTTGAAAATGACTAAGAATTTATACGAAGCATACTCTGCAATATATGAGATTTCTGCTGAGACGGCACTAGCAGCTTCTAAGGCAAGAGATGAACAAGCGGGTAAACTCAAAGGCCCAGAAAATACCGAGAAGAGAAAAGAACTTAGAGACAAGGCATCTCAAAACTACGACAGAGCTGTTCAGAAACGTAAAGCTGGGTTCGTAAAGAACACTGCAAGTCCACAAGGCCCTAGTAGAATACCAACTAACGAAGAAAAGAAACCTCTTCCTAAAACAAAAATGTATCGCAAGGCTGGTAATCTAAGTCGTAAAGCTCTTAGTAAAGGACTTGATAGTAAAGAGGGTAGTAAGGCACAGAAAAGATCAGAGAAAATTGTTAGCACTATATCTACTGCTGATGAAAAGAAAAGATTTGATAACATGAAAACTAAAAAATCCGAGTTGTATAATGATACAACAGGTAAGTTTAGAAAAGAGTGGGAAGCACTCAAGCTTATAGAGACTGAAAACTACAGAGAACAGTTTGATAAATGGTTGGACGGTATAGTAGAAGAGGGATATGATATTGAGAGATGGACTGATGATGAGTTAGTTGATACATTTATTAATGAGAATAATCTCTGGGCTTCCAGAGAAGCAGTAGACTCTGCACTTTTAGAGTCAGATAAGAAAGGAAAGGGCAGTGGTAAGAAAGACGCCTGCTATCATAAGGTAAAGGCAAGTGCAAGTGTATGGCCAAGTGCATATGCATCTGGTAGACTAGTCCAGTGCCGTAAGAAAGGTGCTGCGAACTATGGTAAAGGAAAGAAATAATGAAAAACTTTCAAGAGTTTCAAGAGTCCACTCGTCTCAAGAGAGAAACTGGCACACTTGTAAAAGGTGGAACAGACTACAAACCTAAAAGTAAGGATAAAGTATTAGATGCTGTGAAGAAATCCATCTACGCATCTGGTGGAAAGATTATGAGAAGCGGTAGTAATCAACCGAAGAAAGTGAAAGGTGAGAAGAATCCTAACGAAGGTGGTAAGTACATGAAGAAACTTCAAGCGAAGAAAGATAATCAAGCACTAGATAAGAAAGCAAAAGACGCAGGGTATAAGACAACACAGGATTATGTCAACGTACAAGCTGTTCGTAAAGGAGGATTAGGAACTTGACATGCCAGCATTATCTAAAAAGCAACAAAGATTCTTCGGGATGGTTAGAGCGACTCAGAAAGGGGAAATGGAAAATCCCTCGCCTGAGGTTGCCAAAGTTGCTGCCACCACCAAGCGTTCCAGCGTAAAAAAATTCGCTAAAACAAAACATAAAGGTTTACCTGAGAAAAAAGTGACTAAAGAATCATTCAACGAAGATTACGTCAAAGAACTAGAAGATGGTCTAGTTAAGATGGACTATCCTACCTATGATGAGGTAGACAAATTGATGTGCAAAATTGCAAAAGAGAATGATATTGATACTACAACATTACACATGGCATTTAAGACCAAACATCTCATGGTTCCAGATGACTGGGCTAAGAAGAAGATGATGGAACCTGTCATGATTCCTAAGACACCTAAGATTACAGGAGATGTCAAGGAGGAGTTAAACAAAGATGATAAACCATTTGTAAAAAAATTAGTAGGAAAACTCAGAAAAGGTTCTAAGACACATGCTAAACAGGCAGATGATCTAGAGAAAGCAATGGTCTCTGAGAAAAGAAAGATTAGTGATATGGAGAAGAAGTTATATGATAGACAGAAACCAAGCTCTGATATGATAACAGCTAGAGCTGGCGAAGCAAAGAAACAAGGTGAATTAGTGGACAAGTATTCTAAGAAATATAAAACACCAACACAAAAAAATGAGACACAAAAATTATTGAAGGGTATTGCTAGAGGTGAAGTTCATCAAGAATCCATCACAGCAAAACAAAGATTTAAAAGAGACGCAGGCGCTATTGCTAAGAAAAAGATTAAACAGAAAGAACATAACAAATATGTTAATTTCTTAGATGTTGATGAGGCAGTCAATGCAGCACAACAGGCTGCTATTGCAATATCAAAGAGAGAAAGATTACAGGATTTGAAGGTTGCTAAGAAAAGAAAACTTAAGAAAGAAGATTATGAACCAGTAATTTCGGAGAAGTGTTGGAAAGGATATGAAAAGAAAGGTATGAAGACTATGTTTGGTAAGAGATATCCAAACTGTGTCAAGAAAAAGGGAACTCGTAAAGAAGAGTACGAGCCTATAAATGAACTTAGTCAAGACACTCTAAATCAGGCTGCAAGACAAGCAATGTCAAAACGTGAAGCAGCTAGAGGAACGCCTGAATTTAATAAAAGACAAAAACAAGTAGAGAAATTTACCAATGCAGCTTCTAAAAAAAGAAAAGAAATAATTTCAAAGAAAGATACACTTCAAAAATCTTTTGACAAACCTGATGCACAAAGAACTCCTACAATGGAGGGTAATCTATATGAGTATGATGGTAACTACCATATGAACAAGATTGCAAAAGAAAAGGGATTAGATTTAACAGATCCAAGACAAAGAAGAAGAGCTAATAGTCTGGCTCGTAAAAATGCTGCGAAGGGAAATGTCAATAACCCAGCGGGATTTTCTAAAAGAAAAAAGAGAAAGAAAATGCAAACTGAGGGTAATCTACACCAGTGGTTCAAAGGATCTAAGTCTAAAGATGGTAAAGGCGGTTGGGTAAATGTTGTCACAGGTGGCACTTGTGCTAGTGACAAGCCAGGTGAGGGTACTCCTAAGTGTGTATCATCATCTAAGAGAGCGTCAATGACAAAGGCGGAGAGACTCTCTGCTCAGAGAAGAAAGAAAAAGGCAGATCCAAATCAACAGTCTAAGACAGGTGCAGCTAAACCAACATACGTTAAAACTGATAGTCCTAGAAAGAAAAAGAAAGTGAGTGAAGAGAATATTAATGAATTAAAAACAAGAACCATGCTTAATTATATTGATAAAGCCAGTGATTCAGCGAGCAAACAGTTAGACAAGGCTAACAAAACGACTAGTAGAAAAAAAGAAGTTAAAGCTCGTTTAAAGATGGATAGTAGAGAGAGGGGTATTGAGATGGCTAAAGATAAAATAATGAGAAGGGTGAAAGAAGAAACTATTAGTGAGGCAGGAGCAAGAGTTGGTAGAAAGTTTTCTATGGGTAAAGTTGGAAAACAATATGGAAGAGATGAATACGGTGATCCAATAAAGAAAGATGGCAGTTCTGCACTCAAGAAGAATGTAGATAAAAATCCAAAAGATGATAAGACACCTAACACTCTGATGGGTGAGGCTAAGAGTCCAGCATGGCAGAGAAAGGCAGGGAAGAGTGAGTCAGGTGGTCTAAATGCAAAAGGTGTTGCATCATATCGTGCTGCAAACCCAGGCTCAAAACTTAAGACTGCGGTTACAACCAAACCATCTAAGTTGAAGAAAGGATCTAAGTCAGCTAAGAGAAGATTATCATTCTGTAGAAGAATGAGAGGTATGAAAAAGAAACTCACTTCAGCTAAGACTGCAAGAGATCCAGATTCAAGGATCAATAAGTCACTTCGTAAGTGGAACTGCTCCTTTGAACCTGAGACTGGTGAAATGATCATGGAGAGAGGGCCTCAAGTTTTAGGAAGTGGAGCTAGACAAAAAAGTATACATGCTAAGACAGGTAAAAAAGGCACAAAGAAAGTTTCTGGTATGATAAAATCTTTGAAGAGGAAAGGTTCGATATTAAAACAACCACTTGGAGGCCCAGCTGATGCCGCAGCTAAGGCTAGGAGGTTATCATATGTAAAGGATGATGTAGACCTAACTATTCTTCGTTTCATAGATGAAGGTCACATGAATAAGACATGTGGCAAAGGTGAATATTATTGTTATCAATCAAAAAAATGTAAAGATATTCCAAAAGGAATGAAGATAGGTTATGGTGGAATGTTAAAACCAATTGAAAATGAAAAAGATGAATCTAATGGTAAAAAAGGCGGCTCTAATGGCAATGGGAACGGTAATGGTGGCAATGGGAACGGTAATGGTGGTAACGGCAACGGTGGAAATGGTGGAGGAAACGGCGGCGGAGAATAGACTTGACAAAATAATCAAGTAGTCTTATAATCATATTATGAAATATATTTTTGACGTTGATGGGACTCTCACTCCCAGCAGAAAGAAAATTGACCCAGACTTTCTAATATTCTTTAACAGTTTTGCTCTCGCAAATGAGGTCTATCTCGTTACAGGAAGCGATAGAGATAAAACTATAGAACAAATTACACACCTTCTCTACTGTAATTGTAAGAGGGTGTATAATTGTGCTGGCAATGATGTGTATGAAGGTGACATTTCAGTATACAGAAATGATTGGACTCTACCATTAGAAGCAAGAGAACATCTTCTAGAGGAATTGCACGAGAGTCATTTTCCAGTAAGAACAGGAACACATATAGAAGAAAGACCAGGCTGTGTCAACTTTAGTGTAGTGGGTAGAGGTGCTAATCAAACAGAGAGATTAGTTTATAGTGATTGGGATTGTATCAAGGAGGAGAGAAAAGGGATAGCAGAAAGATTTAATAAAAAGTTCCCAGACTTACATGCCTTTGTAGGTGGTGTAACAGGTGTGGATATATCAAGTAAAGGGTGTGATAAGAGTCAGATTATCAGAGACTTTCCTGATGGCGATGTAGTATTCTTTGGAGACAGATTAGATCCTCATGGTAATGACAGACCATTGGCAGATGCTATCGAGAAAAATAAATTAGGTATGGTAGTAGAAGTCTTAGGTTGGGAAGATACTTGGAATAAATTAAAATGAAAGAGACTAAATGGACAGCACAAATAATGTTACAATCAAATAGATTGACAAGAGTAGAGTTCTTTTCACCATCCAATTTAAGAGAGGATGCAGAAGCAACTGTCAAGGCATTATATGGTGTAACTGATGTTCGCCAGTTAAGGAGGATTTGGTCATGAATGAAGTTCAGTTTATAAAACATAGGATCTTTAGAGAGACAGATGCTGTTGTATTCTATGATATATCTGTTGAAGAATCTAACGCAGCAGACCTAGTAATCCATGATGGCCCTGCTACCTCACCACCTGATGATTGTGTAGGTGCAAAGTCATTTTATATTCATAGTTTCCAAGACGATTATAATAGAGTGGTTCAAGGGTCAAGGACATTTGAATTAGTAAATCTACAATGGAAGTATCCATATCATCTTGTCAATCTTACTAGACAGAGTGGCGCTCTACTGATACCTCGTGGAACATTTCACAGATCAAAATCAGGAGAGGAGGGTTCTATCGTAATCAATCAGGCAAAAAGGTATGATGGATTCGATGCTAGTGCTGAGTTTTATCCTGTATCTGCTTCTGAAAATAGAGAACTATACAACGTTTTGAGGAACGAAAAACCTGTTATACATAGTGTGAAGATATGAAAATGATGGAATGGTTGAAGGAGGAGATTACGAAAACCCCTGGCTATATGAGGGTAAACCTTTCACTTCTGACGATATTAATGATTTCTTCGGTTTCGTCTACTGCATTACAAATAAGACAACAGGTAAGAAGTACATCGGCAGAAAATATTTCGTACAGAAACGGAAGCCTAAGGGAGGAAAGAGAAAGGTTACTAGCGAATCGGATTGGAAGAAATATTATGGATCGTCCCCCGAACTCAAAGCCGACGTATCCGAGTTTGGAAAATCCAATTTTTCCAGAGAGATCTTGTCTCTCCATACAACTTTGGGGAAAACCAACTATGAAGAGACCAGACAACTGTTTGTTAACAACGTTCTAACAGAGGCTCTTGACAATGGAGAGCCTGCATATTACAATAGCAACGTTTTAGGAAGGTATTACAGGAAGGATTATTTTGATGTATCTTGAAACTGCTGCATCAATTATAGGTGAGCATGAGATAAATTTAAGTGAGGAAGATATCTTAGATCTACTTCAAATAAAGTATAGATGGCCAGAGGTAGCATTGGAAGTTATCAATCAGTGTGGTAATACTTCTAATGGATTCTTTGACTCTAGAAAATTTTTAATTTATGATAAATGGAAGAGATTATATGACTTAGGTTTTACTACTTTACTTAATAATGTCATGGATCTTACCGCAGAACTCAGAGCTCTTGATGATAAGTTGTTTGAGTTTAAAGGATCTGAAACAAATGCTAATTTTTATTTAAGTGCTGGTACTAAAGTTAAGAGACCAAGTTTTGATCCTCATCATCACGATTATGATGTTATAGTCAAACCAATATACGGAACTTGTTTATGGAAGATCAATGGACAAGTAGAAAAGGTGAGTCCAGAAGGTGTTCTAATTATCCCTGCTGGAACACAACATTCAGTATGTTCTAATGAAGAACCCAGATTATCATTAACAATTAATATGTCAGGTTGACGGTTAACCAGAATTGAGGTATGATATAATGGCATATATAATATACAAATAATTTAGTTGAAGAAATGAACTTTTTACCTAATGCTGAACTTTTCTTTTTGAGTAGAAAGAAGCTTGTTAGAAAATCCACCACTAGTTTATTTGAGGGTAAAGATGTACTTCTCATCGGACTCAATGCTGCTTACTCTCCAACAGATACTGAGATGGTCAAAGAGTATGAAGCTGCATATGACACATTCATAAAAGATACTGAAGTAGATGAAATATACTTTGTCTGTATGAATGATCCATATGTAATGGATGCTTGGTGGAAGTCAATGAAGATTAAAAAATGTAAGTATCTTCCAGATGGTAATGGTGCCTTAACTCTTAGAATAGATCATCAGGGTGGCATGTCAGGTGGTATGACCGTTGTTGAAATGTACAACAGAGGTATGGGAAAAAGAACATGGCGTTTTGCTCTCCTACTTGAAGACAACTGCCAGATGACATACATTGAAGAAGAGACTCCAGCTGGATATGAAAGTGGTAGAAATAATTGTGACATTGTTCCATATGAATTGACACATCCAGATCAAATTCTAGAACATTTAAAGAAGAGAAATCAAGTAGATCGTATTAATGCTGAGAATAATGCTAGTTTAGATTTATCAATGCCTCGATGAAAATTATAAGTCTCAAATACCTTGAAGAAAATTTTAGTGAGATAATTGATCGAGCACAAGCTGGTGAGACTTTTTTACTAGATACTCCTGATGGTCAGATAGCTTTAGTTCCAGACAAAGGTATTCTTAAACCAGTTATTGATTCTGGACAGGCAAAAGATATAGAACACATGTGGAATCATGATGATGGTGCTTGACTTACCAACAAAGATTGTGTATAATAAAGTATATACTATTTTATTATGATTGAAGTTTTGTATCAGCATGACCCATACAGGTATGTAAAGATGCCTGATCTCCTAGAGAATGGACATCCAGATTATCGTATTCAAAAGTGGAACAATCACAATGGATACAAAGACATGTATCTTTGTGATAATTGGATGCAGATGAAAACATCTATTGAAGACTTTGAGTATACAAAATGGTTAGACCCTGCTGGAGTTCCATGTTACGTTCACGATCATGTCACAACTGAATGATGAACCATCAAACTTAGAGAAGGCGAAAATATTTTCTAAGACAGCGTATGATGTTATAAAAGGTTTCGTAAGTAAGGGTACTTTATTAGTGCCAAAAGAAGTAAAAAAAGCAAGGATAGATATATGTAGAGAGTGTAATAGATTTGATGAACAGCGTCACTTATGCAGAGAGTGTGGGTGTTTCCTAGTCAACAAAGTTAAGTTTACTGCTTCTCGATGCCCCCTAAATTATTGGTAAAAAATGAAAGACCAAAACCCACCATTTGATGTAACAGATTTTATTGGTGTCTTCCCCGATTCGATAGATCCAAATTTCTGCGACTATCTAACTAACTACATCGACACAGCAGAACAAGTTCAAGGTAGAAGATATACTCATGTAAAAGACAAACAAATTTGTCTTGATGCTTTCTCGCCTGGAGAAGCAAGAGATTTAATGCAGGGAGTAAATGGATGCCTCTATTATTACATAAGTGAGTTTTCATATCTAACTAATTTTAACTATGTCAGTTCTGTCGTCTTACTACAAAAGACAGATCCCACAGAGGGGTATCATATGTTCCATGCTGAGAATCTTAATTGGAATAATAATACTAGAACTATGGCATGGATGGTATATCTGAATGACGTAGAGGAGGGTGGAGAGACAGAGTGGTTATATCAAAAACGTAAAGTAAAACCAAAGAAAGGAACAGTTTGTATATGGCCAGGCGGTTACACACATTTACATAGAGGTAATCCTCCTATGTCTTCAAAGTATATTGCTACTGGTTGGTATCAAGGTAATATTGGACTTACTCAGGTTCAGACAGCGGGATTGAAC